ATATGCGATGCCTTTAGCCTGATGGTTTGCAGTCCATGCACTATCTTCAGCCACTAAATCAGCATCAGCCGCTTGACTGGTTGTACCTAAATGCTTGTTTATTCTTACAAAGCTCTTTCTCACCGTAGAAACTCCGTCCACGTTAACAAGAAATTCACCTTCCTGAAGAATATAAAGAGCGGTTTCCACTCTATCTTCACAAAAATCTTCGTTAGTGACAAAGCCATTTCCGTCTAGCGTCAATGCAGTATTATCAGCATAAATAGTGCCGATTTCTTCACATTCATGCCCTGCTAAAGCCAGTAATGTGTGCAGATATTGCTGATCGTTTGTTATCGAACGGTAAAAGATAACGCCACCGACACGCTGTTGACCATAGATAATTGCATGATCAGACGCCGGAGCGACTGCGTTTACATTTGTTCCATAACCCTTTTGAGCCGCTTGGACTGACGCCGCTGCCGCTTGTGCTTTCTTTTGTGCTTTCTTGGTTAGTGCATTGATGGCATAGGCAGTCACCGCTGTATAAGCTGCATAACCGACAACTGTGGCGAGCGTGACAGAACCTATTACTGCCGTTGTTCCTGCTATTCCGGCTGCACCTAATACATAACTTGCAACTTTAACAAAAAAAGCAGCCATTAATTAACACTCCAGAACAAATCATTCTCGTCTAAGGTAGAGAATATCATTCCTTCCTCACTAACGAAAGCACCTAGATCACTAATAACCATTCCTAACATCACAGGCATAATTCCACTGGTTTGATCAACTGGTCTACCAACCACTGAACCCCTAACCGGAAATCTGCCATCAAATCTTTCTAATCGATCATCTAACATATCAATAACTGTATCATATTCTTGAGTGTATAATAATTTACGATATTTTCTAAATGCACCTTGTGCCGTTGTATAGTCGCCAAGCCAATCATCAGCAAAACTATCGCCACGAATAACCTCAACGCATTTATTAACGAATGTTAAACAATCGTTTTCGCCCCACATAAAGGGATAATCTCGCACACTATTAATATGTTCAGCTAACTTTATATCCCAATTCGGAACACGCATCAGCCACCGCCACCCCACTGCAATCGTAGGTTTTGGAGGCTTTCAACAAAATCAAACGCTAAGTCACCTGAAAATCTTTGTTTCTGGTTTTGTGTTGTGTATCTGCGATTTCTAGGACGTTCTAAATCAATTAATCTACTCTCAACGGATGTCGTTATAGTTGATGTTTCTGCCCCTTCTTCAATAAGCATCGTGTCCATGTAACCAGTAAAAATTAGCATTCCATTCTGATTTGCAGGACTTGACCAATCAATAAAACCAAAATGAACATTACAAAGTCTGCCCTGATAAGGAGTGTTAAGCGCATGAGTCAATAAGTTTGACGGAATACCACTTAAAGTGAGATTAATTCCTTTTGCGCTTATATCCTGACTTTCTTGCACTTCTGATATTGATAAAAGATCACCGATGCCGCTGTAAGTTTGAGTGTTTGCTACTGTTATAGTTATATCTCCGTATCCTGTCCAAACGCGAACAGTATCGGTATCAAAAAAAAGCTCTACAGCATAAAACGGAGAAACTTCAGCATCATCTAATTTGTTTAGTATGGTTGATATAACATTTCTTGCCATTAGATCGCCTCAATGCCACCGAAAGTTATTCCATAAAGTGCTGTTTCTCTTATGCTCCAGTTTTGCTCATTGCTTGCCAAACGAAACCGTCCAACTGTATTAGTCACCACAACAGTTGCATTATCGCTCGGAGCAGTTCGTATATAAGGCCAAATATCGAGCGCAACCTCACCCGATCCATTACTATCTGCATCAGCTAAAACTTTGTGCAGTGTCGCGCTTCCGGCTGTGCCTAACTGAATATAATCGCCTGCCTTGAGCCATCCTGTTTGTGAGGCTGTGCAACCATCAATATTTAAAGTGCCGCCTATCTGACTCGCTCCGTTGACGAGAGGAGTACCTCCTGCCGAACCTCTAGGACTAGCGCCCACAGGATCTCCAAGCGTAAATGTACCAAACTGACCTCTCAGGCTAACGAGAAAAGCAACCCATTGCTCTGCATCTGCTCGATTCATAGAGGGAAGCGTAACATCTACTTCCCATCTTTGCCCTGCATGAGCCACCGCTTGTTGTTGATAAGTGAAAGGCGACATACTCATTCCAACAGTATTAACTGCTCGAAGCGTAATGTTTCGAATGCCTGTGTGCGATGGTAGTGTTAAAGGATAAGTTATAGCCATTTAGAACGCATTGGCAAAGCTGCCACCTCTTCTCCGAGCATCCAAGACAGCCGCTTTACTAGCTTCGGCAATCTGTGGAAGCAGTGTTTGTATTTCGTTTCTGACGGTTTGCTGCACTCCGGTAGTTACGTTGATAGTTTGATTGACTACGACCTCACCGCCAGAGTTTCCTCTTGAGTGATCGATAACGGTTTCATTTGGGTGAAGCATAGCCATAAAGCCACCGCGACCATCTAATCCACCTGTTCGAGGGCCGTTTCCTGTGTATCCACCGCCATTAAATGAAGTTGGTCTTATTGGTGGTGCGCCTGTGAAAGAACCACCTCCACCTAAACCGCCAAACATAGCAGGATCTGCAATGAAACTAGATATAAAACCTGTTATTCTCTTCACCACAAATATGCGATAAAGCTCTGAGATAATAGTAACAGCCATCGTCCTAAAAGCGTCCTTTACTGATGCTGTGCCGTTTACTGCACTCATAAAAGCATTTTCAAAGGCGCTTCCTACAGAATCCGCTGCGCTTCGCAATGTGTCCATCTGCAAGTTTATTTTATCTAACTCTAAATCAAACTCTTTAGCTGCGGCTTTAGAGTTTTTGAGGGCTTCTATTTCTGCTTGCCGTTCTCTTTCTTTTAGTATTTTCAATACTTTAAGTTTTGCAGTCTCGGCATCTTCAGCAGTAATTTCGTCATAGAAACTCTTACCTCGTCTTGGAGTAATCGTAATTTGAGATATTTTTGTTGATTCTTTTCTTATTTCTTTTAGTAATTTGTTAATCTTAGCAAATTCGTTTCCTGCCGAGAACGCATTTTGAGCAAGTATTAAAATACTTTCTGCACCCTCATCCGATGAAGTAGGCAAAGTTTCTAGTAATTCAGCCAAATCAAGCAAACCTTTTGCTCTAGCAGCATCATCAGCCGCATTATGGATTGCTTGGAATTGAGCCATAACTTTAAAAGCATCTTCGTCAGTTAAAGCTAACTCATTTCGGAGCGCGATAACGGCCTGAGTTGTGCCAGTCATGGTTTGTTGAATAATTCCTTGTGACCCTGCCGCGAGTTCCCTCATAGCATGTTCTAAATCACCGAGAGCAACTCTTTCATCTAATATTGCAGCCGTTAAAGATCGAGCGACCCTAGCAGCCTGTTGCAATTCTAAGTTTCTTATAGCTTCCGCTGCTTCGCGAGCGTCAACGGCTAATAAACCATATTCGTCAGATAGTTTAGCTATCGGAGTTGCAGCTAAATCTGATAGTTTTTTTATGTGATCGATGGATTGACCTAGAGCTTCAATTCGATCTCCAGTGTCTTCTGCCGCACCACCCATAGAAGTAAACATAGCAATGATGGGAAAACCTACGGCTGCGATAACTCCGAGTATCGGCAAAACAACACCCATCGAGCCACCTAACATTGCAAAACCTCCTGCGACTTGAGGTAATTGCATACCGAGAATTCTAAATATATTAGTTCCCATCGATGCCTGTACTGCGATGTCGCCTAACTGGTTAGCAGTGTTTTGAAATACAAACCTTTGCGCTCCTGACATTTGAGCCATGCGAGTAAAGGCTGTTCCCATACCTCCGACAGATGCACTTGCCGCAGATGCAGATTTTTTTACTTGATCCGTTGACTTTGTGAATTGAGCCGCGCCTGTTTGTGCGCCTCTAGCATCAATATTAAGATTTAGCGTTGCCATAATATTTTCGCTCCTCAGTGTCTAACGCCATGATGCAACGAGCAAAACTTTGGCGCTCAACTGGATCATCAAGACCAATATGCCGACAATATGACATAATTTCACTAAACGGTATAGGGGAAAAGGTTGAAAAGCCTATTTGTCTAGTTTGCCTCAAGTCGTTAAATCCAATCCAGTACATCATATTACGAGGAACAGGTCTGTCTTTCGGATCAAGTGCGCCCTTTGCCATCAAGTAAGCCTCATCCCTTTCAGAGTACTTAAAAGACCATTGGAGCGCCTCGATTAGTTTTTTACCGTTTCCTCATCTATTTGCTTTCTAAAATTACCTAGTTGATCGACATAGTTAGCCCAATCGATAAAAAATTGAGATAGTTCTGTTATCTTTTCATCGGCTAGTAAAAGAAAATGCTCCTTATCGCATTTCATCTTAGCGCCATCGTTTTGTATATTAGTTTCCCATGAAATAACGCAAGTATCATAAAGAGCTTCGAATAGTTTCTTGCCTATTTGTTTTTCTGATTCTGCTTTATATTTTGCGTATTCATCAACATTATCAAGCATTTTAGCAGATTTAAGAGTTTCCATTTCCTTGAATACATTAACTTCTTCTCTTTTGGCTGTTAAACTTGGATTAGCCCAACCTCCTGCTCTGCATTTAATACTGATATATGTTTTACCTTTATCCGCTAAAAAATCTAACTCGGGTGTAAAATTACTCTCAAAAACCATATCTGATAGTTGAGGTTTCTTTAGTTTAAGCATCGGTGTCTCCTTTGTCGGTTTTAATGTGGGGCAGGAATACCGACAACCCACCCCACTATAGACGTCTATTCTTGTGTTTTCTTAGCCTTCGATTCTTTGGCTAGTTCGGGCTTGTCGGCTAACCCTAACTCTTTAACAGTCTTAGCGTCAATTTTATCGCCAACGTAAAAAGTTTTCTCTTTACCATCGACTGTTGCGTAAAATTTACGAACTGCAATCATGAAACTGCTCTCGTTAGTTTTACTGACGCATCCTCTGAGGCTTCGTCATACATTGCTCGGATCGTAACGTCCTGCATTGCATTAGTGGTAGTGAAATCAATATTAGCTCCCACAAATTTACACTTAGGAAATAACAGGGTGTATTTTTTACCCGATACTGATCCAAGTGGAAAAGTGACTGCAAAGAGAGAGTGATTTGTGTCTCTTGCCGCATTGTAAAGCGCTGAGAAGTTAGTATCGACATGAACTCTTGCAGTTATTTCAGGAAGCAAAGCCCCTTTTGTTATGCCATCCTTCGTGAATGAGCTTCCTAGCACTGTCTGCGCTTCTCTGCCCTCGTAGTTAAAGTTAATCGTAGCACTCTCAAAAGCGTCTAGCGTATATCCTGCAAATGCTATTGTTCCCACATCAACGCCAGATGTTAAAGGCGCTCTCTCGGTTTGATCTGTATATGATGAGCTACCGATTGCTGATGTAGTCGTATCAAGTGATCCCATGCCAGTTAAATCAAATGAAAACCCTATCTCTGCATTTGATGCAAGAGTTATAGATCCACCAGATGCTTCGACACCAGTGTAACGCATCATTGTTAGCGTACCGCCAACTCCTGCGCTAATTGCGTTTTCGATAGTGAAAGATTTGGTTGTCTTTGCGCTTTTTAATACGTTTGTTGAGTAAGCCCCTTGAAGCAAACTCTCCAAAAATGGATCGTAAGCGCCATAAACTAACGTGCCTGACATATTACCAGTTACGTCAATTCCTGCGATAGCCGTTTCTACAGCTTCGCCTTTTGCTGCGAGTGATCGATGCTCTATTACATTTGGAGCAGCGGTCATATTTATTGGAACATCGCTCGTTGTGAACGATGGAGATGAGGGAGTTGTCCCTGCTGTAGCTTCAGCCACAAACGCACTCCGTAGCTGATTTGATGCAATGCCAGTCATGTTGTGGCCTCCTTATTTAAACTCATATCGCACGAAAGGCGCGACAAATGTTGCAATATGAAATGGTATATCAGAAACCTCGCCAGATATATAGGGGTGCTGTTGATCTGGTGAAAATCTGATAAATTCGTTTGTTGTCGCTACTGCACCCGTATTCGCAATCCTTTTATCAAAGAAAATACCGTCTAATGTTTCTGCGTAACCTCTCCAAGTTGCAGACCCTTTTCCGTTTTCAGTAAAGATCTGAATAGTTACAATGCCAGTATAATCTATTCTGTTCGTGTTTGCACCTATAGATCCTTGCATCGTTATACCATTTTCTATTGAAACTCGGATACTATTAAAAGAAGGGCTAAACTCATGCCCATCGAAACCTATAGGAGTCGTGCCTGACCATTGAGTATTTAAATATGTCTCAATCGCTCTGCGTTCTAGTGCATAAGTCATAATAAAATATTCTGCCTTCTGTATTTAACCTGCATATTATTTAAGGTTTTTGCAACCATACCTTCAGGAGCTTGTTTAGACGATCCATTTTCTAGCCTATTTGCATAAGGCAGATTATTCTGAATGATAATAGATCGATCTTTCTTATACTCGAAAGTCTCGATTGTTTGTGTGCCGCGAGTAATAGATGATGTTCCTGTTTTATCGACTGTATTAACCTTTGCAGGGTTCATTCGATTCTTGCTAACAATCCAGTTATTTCTAAATCTACCAGTATCGACAGGTGACATTTTAACGATACTTCGGAGACTATCCATAGCAATCAATGAGATAACGTCCTCGATCTTTTCATCTGTATCGACTAGCTCTTTGTTTAGCTGTAATTCAAAATTCTTATAACTCATTTCTGCAACACCACTCCATATTGAACAGAGTTAGATCCGACAATCTTTTGCGCTGCTTTTACCTCATAATCAACAGATGAGATAGTTAGCTTATATCCCTCTTTGATAATCTCAGTAAAACCCTCGAACAAAACTAGCTGACGATTAGAGCCGATAATCGCATCGGGAAATATATCTCTTGCAGGAGTATCGGTATCAAATAATGCTCTGCCTGTGAGAGTTGTTGTTGTAACTGGATAAGTACCAGTTGAGGGATCATAAGTTCCCTGCGTTTCGTAAGTCACTGTCGCATCAAAAATAACATCCGTTACCGCTAAATTAACGGCATCGAAGGCTGCATCTGCGATTGCTGTGACTGTTGTACTCATCCACGCACCATTTTAAACTGAGCGCCACCATAAATAGTATAGGGCGAAAGTAAGCCCTCAATCGCTACAAATCGAGGCGTTTCTCTAAAGTTTGTATATTCTACTTCTGTCTCTACTGGTCCTGCCTTGTTCTTCTCTCGAACCTTCGCACCACCCTCAACGGTAGCAAATACGTTTGTTCCTTGATGAATAATATAAGCTAACTCTGCTTGAGCATCCTTTATATCCTGTGGAACGGTATCTGGATCGATAGGCCAATCCTTAACCAAATAAACACCTGTTAAACGAGGCCAAGCCATTGCCTGATAAC